GCGTTGAAGGCAGCCACGGACTTGTCTCGGAACGTGTTGAACGCGCCCACGACCTTGTCCCGCAAGTCACGAGCCTTGCCGACGACCCAGTCCCGAGCGGTGCCCATGATGCCGTTGATCCGGTCACGGATGGAGGTCACGACGTTGACCACGGAGTTCTTCATCGACGTGACCTTGTCCACCACGTCGTTCTTCATCCCGGTGACCTTGCCGACCACCCAGTCCCACATGTTCTGGAACAGCTTGGCCGCGGTCTTGCCCATGCCGGTGAACCAGCCAATGATCCCGTTGACCAGGTCCGGGATGATGGAGTGGCCGATCAGGACATCGTACAGGTACTTGAAGATGTCCACGATGGTGTCGATGATGGCCCCGATGACATCACCGATGGCAGAGAACGTACCCGTGAGGTAGTCCCACACTCCCACGAACACACTCTTCAGACCTTCCCATGCACCGGCAAAGTCTCCCGAGAACACGGCGGCCAGAGTCTGGATCACGGGGATGATCACGTTGGTGATGACGTTCGCCAACTGGTCCGCGAGGATCGTGGCCAGCTTACCCACCAGTTCGATGATGGGGATCAGCAGGGGAGCCATGGCCGTGAGCACTCCGCCGAGGAGCTGGGCCAGGACGGTGATGAGCGGGGACAGAGCCACGAGGAGCTGGCCGAACGTCTGTCCCAGGGACGCGATGGACGGAGCCAGAGCCAGGAGGAGCTGGCTGAGGATCGGGAACAGGATCTCGGTCATCGTGGTGAAGTGCTCGATCAGGGGCTGGAGGATCGGACCCAACTGGTCGAGGATCGGGACCAGCAGACTCTGGAGCATCTTGCCCACCTGCTGAACCAGGGGACCGAACTGGACGAACGCGTCGGCCAGCGCCTGGAACAACGGCATGAGCGGGGGCAGGAGCGAGGCGATCAGGTCGCCGAGCACAGGCAGGATCGGGGCGAATGCGACGACCAGGTTACCGATCGCCTGGGCCGCCACTGCGAGCACAGGTCCCAGCGCCTTGATGATCGGGGTCAGTGCATCGCCCAGCGCCTTGATGAGGATGTTGAGCGGCGGAGCCAGTGCGGTGATGATCGGCTCGATGGCCTCCAGCACTGTACCCAGCAGGGGAGCCGCGGTCGTGGCGAAGGTGTTGAACACCGAGGCCAGGGAGGACATGGCGTCCTGGAATCCCTTGGTCGCGGTGAACCCAACCAGGGCGTCGGTGATGGTCTTCAGTACGTTGATCATCCCCCCGCCCTCTTCCTGGAACTGCCCGAAGATGTTCCCGATGATCTCGAACACGTTCATGAAGACCGCGCCCAGGTCCTTGATCAGACCCATGGCCATCGTGATCGAATCCGTCAGGGCACCCGACTTGAACGCGGTTCCCAGCTTGTCCGTGATGGCGGTGACCTTGTCGGCGATGCCGGCGGTCAGAGACTCGAACACGGGAGAGCCGGCAGCGCCGAGCTGGGTGATGGCGGTGAGGATCTTGCCCGGGAGAGGGATGAGGTTGGCCATGCCAGCGTTGGCGCCGGCCATCGCCTTGCCGAGGGTACCGTCCGCTCCCACCTGTGTGGCTGCGTCCATCGCGCCCTTGGCCATCTGGTTCAGGATGCCCGCGGTGTTGGTGAGGTTCGTACGCAGGACAGGCAGAACAGACGCGGCCATAGTACGGAGACGGTCGGCGAGGCCGGCGAACAGGGCGTCCTGGACATCCAGCTTGAGGTTGTCCCACGCGGGCTTCAAGCGGATGATCTCGTTGACGAACGCACGCGCGTTAGGAGACAGCTTCGCCATCGCGTCGCCGAGAGCGTTACTGCCGGCGGCGGCCTTCTCCGTAGCAGTGTTCAGGGACTCCATGGCGGCGGCCACTTGCTTCTGGCCGTCGGCTGCTGTCTGTGCTTGCTGCTGGCGAGCCTCCGCCAGTGCCTTCTCCTGGTCGGCCACGTTCTTGTTGGCCTGGGCGTTCTTGTCCTTCCACTGCGTCATGGCCTGGGTACCGTCGATACCCTCCTTATTGGCCTTGGCAGTGTCTTCCCTCAGACGCTTGGTCTCCGTCTGCTGGTCCTTGAGCGCAAGCTGGGCCTCCTGAAGTCGGAGGAGTGCCTCCTCCTGCTCCTTCTTGGTGGCCGTCGAGTTGATCGCGGTCTTGTCGCGGTAATCCTGCTCGGCGTCGGCGAGGTCCTGCTGGGCCTGCTTGAGGTCGAGTTCGCCGTGGGCCAACGCGGAGTTGAGGTCTTCCAGCTCACGCTTGGCGTCCTCGCGTGCCTGGCTCAACTCCTTCTGTACGGCGATGGCTTCCTTCTGCGCATCGACCAGGTTTTGCTCGGCCTCCTTGACCCGCTTGGCCGCATCCGCGTTGGCACGAGCCGCCGACTCTGTGGCGTCCTGTACACCCTGCATGGCCTTGGCGTGGTTGTTCGCCGCGGAGGTTGCCGAGCTGGCCGCGGAAGCGGTCGGAGCAAAGGCCGCCTTGACCGCATCACCGATACCGGATGTACCGATCTTGATGGCGGCCATGCCCTGGGCGAAGGCAAAGACGGCGGTGACAGCTCCGGCCGCTGCCGGGGCGATGTTCTGGAGTGCGGTGATGATGCCGGCAATGGCCGGGATGGCCCCGCCTGCCATGAGTCCGAACTTACCGAACTGCATGGCGGCGGTGCCGATGGCCCGGCCAACCGTGGCGAACACTCCGGTGAGACCGCGTACGTTCCGGCTGAAGGAGTTGGTCCTGTTGCCGGCGTCGTTCATCGCACCGCCGAGGGCGCGCGACTGAGAGACGAACCGCCCGCGAACGTCTCGGAGTCGCCCGTCCATACCCCGAACGAAGGCGTCACCAGTACGCTGGCCGACCTGGTTTGCGGCTCGAACCACGCCCGACTCGTCGATGTCCGGCTGGACGGTGACTACACCGGTGGCGATGGTAACTGCCATGAGGCCCTACCCTCCTAGTCGAAATAGGGAGTTAGTTCGGGGTTGTGGCTGATGTCCGAATAGTAGGTCTTACCGTCGACCTTCGTACCTGACACCAGGTGAGGGTTAGCTTCCTTCGGCCTTACGGCTGCCGGCGCTGGATCGCTTGTACGAGCGTTAGGCGCGTTGGTGAGACTCGCCGAGGGATTCTCACGCTCGTACTCCATTCGGCCCCTCAGCGCGCCCTGATAGTGCATGAGGCGCAACGCTAGCGAGAAGAAGCGATACGCAGAGAGCGAGTCAACGTCATCGGGTTCGATCCGATGGATTGCCGACAGGTCGCTCTCCACGTCCTCCATGTAGTATGGGATCCACCCGACCTCGATGAGGCGGTCGGAGGGGACTCGCCAGAAACCTACCTCGCCTTGATCTTGTGCCGTGCTGAGCCACGGGACTTTCCCCCCGGCACCGCGCCGAGGACCTTCTTCTCGATGTGGCCGATGATGGCGTCCATCTGCTCACGCTCCAGGTCGGGGTGGTCGCGGAGGGCCTCGAAGCCCTCCTCACCCAGCATCTCGACCATCATCCAGTACACGGCCGCGTCGGCACCCAGGGTGGACTGCTTCTCCAGGTAGCCGAGGGCCAGACCCGCGGACGGCTTGGCGGGGATCTGGTAGAGATCGCCGTCCAGCTCGAACACGGGCTCCATCTCGACCTCGACGGCGGCGCCGTCGTCGGTCTTGGTGGACTTGAGGACGATGGGAGTGAACGAGTCGTTTACCGACATGGAGCTTCTCCTAGCAGAGTGGACGCCGTTTACGGGCGACCGAGGTGTGTGGGTCTTGGGCTACCCGGGGCCGGGAGGTGACGACAGCCAGCCGGCCCCGGGTAGGTCTTGCTCCACACCAGCGTGAGCTGGCGGGATGTCCGATCAGGTCTGGTCGATGTACCGGAACGGGCGGATCGTCTTGCTCACGTAGTGGCACGAGAACTCGACGGGGAACAGCGTCTGGCTGTCCTTCATGTACTCCTGGCCGACCGTGGCCACGTTGAGGACACGCCGGGCGATGACGCGCCGACGCTTGGAGTTCGGGCCGAAGCCGTCGAACACCAGCGCGGAGTACGTCGGGGTGTTGCCCGAGTTGTCCGAGGACGGCTCGTAGGTGCGGTAGCCGGAGCCGGTCGTGATCGTGCCGCCGTTGGAAGCCAGCTGGTAGTTCTCCAGCGTGACCTCGGCCAGGTTGGTGTTGATCTTGAACTCGCGCTTGGTGAGCCGGCGGCCGGGGATGTCCACGACCTGGTCGACCTCCAGCTCCGTGTACTCCTGGTTCAGCTCCAGGGTGATGCCGCCCTGGGTGCCGCCCATGTCGGTCCACGAGCCGGACACGGTCGTGCCGGTCATGTCGTTGACGACCTCGGAGTCCGCGGGCTCCGTGGTGCCGAACGCACCCTTGAACATCTCACCCGGCCCGAGGGTCAGGTTGGTGACGGTGACAGCCATTGTTATGCCTCCTCAGGCTTGGCCTTGGTGGAGGTGACCTTCACCGTGGCGGTGTTGGTCACGGGCTCCACGGGTCCGTATACGACCTCCTGGATCAGGCCCAGCCGGTCGAGGTCGGTGAACTCCTGCTCGGTCACCTTGGTGATGGTGCCGGGCTGGAGGGTGGTCCTCACGTCTGGCATCGGAACGCGCTCCTGTCGATGGGGAACTCCACGGCTTCCATTCCGCGAAGGTACTGGACGGGGATGCCCTCCAGCGGGCTCACGTCGACCGGCTTCACCGGGGTTCCCGGGAACAGGAACTCCAGCTCTTCCCGGCTGGTGTGGAAGATCACCCTGCCGCCCTGGGTCAGGAACTGCCCCGACTTCTCGCCCCACAGGCCGTACAGTTGGCCCGTCGGAAGCTGGATCGCCTCGGCGTCTATCGTGGTCATAGTTCCCTCACCCAGAACAGTTGGAGGTCGAATGTGTAACAGGCGAACCTGGCCTCGTCCCCTTGGACTCGTCGCGGTTCCGTCGCGGCAACTGACCCGAGGACGCGTACGTTCTCGTGTGTTGCCGGCAAGGCTAGATGACCCCAGTACCGCTTCTCATAGGTCGCGGCCTTGATGATCTCAGCCAAGTTGTTGGCCTTACCCCACGGCGGCTTCTCCGAATTGGGCTTAGCGGCCCAACAGTCAATCTGGAGAACCGGCTGGTTCTGTGGGGTATAGAGGTCGGGACTTCCGCCGGCGAGCCCAACCTGGATGAAGCCAGAGGCTTCCCAGGTCGAGTTGTCAGACGGGAGCTGGGTGTTCACCGAGTTCGCCGGGATCCCCTCAAGGGATCGGATCCAGTGGATCCCAACCAGCTCATTGGTGGGAAGTTTCAGGGCCATGGTGTCACACCCTATCCACATCGACACCGACGCCACGGCGGAGACGACGCTGGCGCGTGGCCGCAGGACGGATGAACGGCTGGGCCTTGGTACCCGGGTGGTAGACGCTCTTGACCGGGTGGTCGGCGTCAGGCCACCAGAGGGCACGCTTCACACGAGGCCGGATGATGTGCGGTCGCGTACCGTACTCCACGAAGTGCCAGTGTTCGGCCTCGATGGTGATTGTGGTACCGCGTCGCTTGATAGACCGCACCAGCTCGCCGGTGTCAACGGGCGCATTCCGACGGATGTCTGCCTCGATGTCAGCGGCGACGTTCTCCATCGTGGGGCGGATCGCCTCGTGAAGTCGGGCGAAGAATCCACCGTCCATACGCACTCGGACGCGTGCTGTGCTTGCCATGTTCTCCGCCTCCTTTACGTTGGCAGTAGAGTGGTGCTGGTTAGAGCTTGGTCTGTTGGATCCGCTTGAGGATGAAGCTCTGGGCCGCAGCACCGATCGGGTCCTGTGGGTGGACCACAGACTCGATCATGTAAATGAAGCCGGTACGCTCGTCCTTGAGGCGGTCCGTGTTCTTTACGTCCACGTTCGCCCGGCAACGGCCGAGGATTGTTTCGACCGTCGTGGTTCGATTCTCGGACGGCAGGAATTGCCGTTTGGACTGAAGGATGATGCTGAACGGGTGACCTGACGACGCTACCGTTTCGTTGTCCTCAGGATCCCCGAACTCGTCCGTGAGGTCACTGGGCGACGTACGCAGTACGCTTACGTAAGTCGTCGGCCTGAAGTTCGCGGAAGTGCTCATTAGATCGGCCTCCAGGGTGAGCTGGAGAAGTCGTTCTCCAAGTCCTCGGTTCCGTAGATACCGATGGTCTCGGCGACGACCTTGTCCCGAAGGGCCAGGGCCTGCTGGGGTGTCAGCGGGTCGATGGTACGAGTCCGCATCCACGACAACTTGATGAGGGCCTTCTTAGCCAGGGGGCCAAGGATGTGCATGTCCTCGGAACCCTTGCTGTACTGGAGGCCATCCTGGCTGACCAGAGTGGCATCCGATCTGCCAGTGAGGTCGATCTGAGCTGCCATCCATGCGGCCTGGTAGGACTCCGCCTTCTTGAGGAGGCGGTGATCCCGGTTAGTCAGGTTGGCTCGTGCGTCCACGATCACGCCGGCGAACATCTCGATCACGTGGTAGGCCGTGTCCAGTTGAGACTGGGTGATGGTCTGACCCGTGATCGCCGACGCCTCGGCTGGTGTGGCCCAGGTGCCGGCAAGAGCCGCGGTGACCGTGACCTCGACAACCTCCGACGCGGAGACCGCCTGGGACTGAGCGTCGGTTCCGCTCCACACCACCAGGTAGTTGCCGAGCTGTGCGTCGGTTGCCGGCGTCCAGTTGTAGGTGTAGACACCGACCGCGGGGTGGTTGATCCCAGCCGTGGTGGCAGGCACCGTGTTGTCGTTGTCGGACAGCCGGATGATGTGGACGGTGGGACCGGAGACGAGGTCGACCGACGGGCCGCCGCCGTACTCGTACCACTGTGACAGGAGGGTGATCGTGGAACCCTGGGGTACGCTGGTCATGGCGTCGCAAACCTCCCGGCCTTGATGAACCGTGCCTGGGAAGTGTCGGACAGGTTCGTGGCAACCCTCGTGAGACACAGCCAGCCCACGAGAGCGGAATCCGAGGTAACCGGTGCCGGGGTAAACGTTCCCGACGACAGGGCAGCTACCGCAGCATCCAGGCTTGAGTAGGTGTTCTGGCCATACTGAACCAGGACCTGGTCCTGGAGGTCATTGGTGCCAGCCACCCAGATTCGTTGGATGGTCGACGTACCAGCGCCGCCTCCGACCGCGGTGAGTACACCGGCGTTGTCGTAGTTGGCTGGATCTACCACGGTCACCACGGGGGGTGTCGGAAGAGTCGCCACCCGGATGATCCGGCGGAAGGAAGTAGGGATGTGTGCCGGCGTGTCGAACACGTGGGGGTCGTTCGTCAGGAGAGGTCCCGCGTAATGATTGAACGCGCGGGAGAACATCCGTCCGGCACTGAGGTTGAAGCTGAGGTTGGTCCCGTTGGGCGATGCCACACCGCCGGAGATGAGGAAGGGACCGAGAGCGTCCAGTAAATCGGCGAACTGGTTGGCCGGCTGTGCCTGGACGACAGGCAGAGACTGGTCGATGAACAGTGTTCCCAGACCCGTGTCGTAGGCGGTAGCACCGAGGACCAGAGCTGTCCGGCGCTGGGCATTGTCGGGGCGGGCCGCCTGCTGAGTGATGGAGCCATTCGCGTTCATGACCCACCAGGTCAGAGTGCGGGTGAGGCTCGCTCCGGTCAGGGCCACCGTCATGTTGTTCGACGTGATCCGCTGGACCGTCGGGTTGGTCGGGTTGGTATCCGTGTCCACGATGTAGCCAACCACGGCCGAGATGCTGATGGAGGTGGCGCTGGCCACGTTGATCTCGCCGCCCGAGATGATCCCGGTGGAGAGCACGGTAGCCAGCGCCTCCTGAACGTTCACGTCCACGCCGCCGGCAGACAGGTTCAGGGGCCCCGTCATCGTGTCGCCGGCAGCGTTGACGTACCGCGTCTCGGACGCGGCGGTGATCGCCTGTGCGGAGTTGTCCACGTATCCACGAGACGCCGCCGCCAGTGCGGTGTCGGGGGAGGAGTCAGGGAGAACCAGCTCACCCGTCATCGTGTCACCAGAGGTGTCCACCTTCTGGGGATCGCCTGATGTGTAGCCGGTCGCTGCCATGACTCCTCCTCTCGACTCGTGGTGTTACTTGACCGGGACGGCGTAGTGGACGTGGATCACGTCACCCGCCGGCACCGTGTCGGTGTGCTCGGCCTCACCGCCGGCGAGAGTGTGTCCCGCCTGCTGTGCGACCATCGCCGCCATCTTCGCGTTCTCGTGGTGCCACGCGGAGTCCGCGAGGTACGGGCACGAGTGCGAGACGGTGACGGTGTGAACGAACGTGGCGACGGATGACGAGGCAACGCCCTGTGTGCCCGTCTCGGGCTCCGTCGGCGTCGCCGGGTCAGTCTGGTCGGCCGGCCCCTGTTCGTCGTCCTGCGGGCTCTCCAGCTCCGCGAACGGGTCTCCCTTGTCGAGACCTTCGGGGTCGGTGTCGGTAGACGGCACTTCGGTCTCGGATCCGTCGCATCGCTCTCCGGCGACCTTGTGGACCTTGATCTTGGTGCCGTTCTCCTTCGTGCCAACCGGGTGGCCGCACTCGGGACAGTCGACCTTGACTTCCTCGTCCATGTTGTTCACCTCCTTAGGGTGTCAGGCTGGTGTGGTACCTGGCTTACGCCAGGACCTCCAGCACGGCCGCGGCCTTCTCGTGGGTGAGGGCGAAGGCGCGGCGAGCGCGCATCTTCAGCAGGGCCTCGTCCGTGAGGAACGCGGCACCCGTGTCGGGACCGGCGACGCGGGACTCCGGGCCGGAGCGCTTGCCGATGGCGAGGAACTCCCGGTTGACCACGATCATGAGCGGGTTGCCGGTCGGGTTGTGGACGGCCGTCGCCGACGTCC